CAATGCCACGGTTATTCCGAAGTTTCGGACGCCGTCACTAGCGGCATTAGTTATTTTGGTACTTAAACCAACACCCACACCAGTAAAACCCGTAGGGGTTGGCCGGTTTACTCGGATACCGTTATAACTTAACTCGCCAATGGCATTCTTCTCTGAACTCGGGTGGTTCTCATATTGCTCGTAAATTTCTTGAGCAATCTCAAAACGCTCTTGTTGGTTTGATCCAAGGTCGTCTGCGATATTATACATATCCCAAGACGGGTCCGGTAATTCAGGCACAGGTTCTGACGGTTTTGTATCTATAACAGGATTGTCTTCGGACGGTTCAAACGACGGTAGTTTATCTGGCTCAGTAAACTCAGGCGCAGGTTGTTCTGCGGACACAGCCGCGGAAGATGTATCGTCGTCCACCTCTGAATCATTTGATCCCATTCGGTTTATGGACGCTGAGTAGTCGATCTCTGGACCGGCAGGTAGAATTTCCTCTGCCGCGGAACGTGTCCCCGTAAAGGGTTTCTTTTCAGGCTCTGTAATTACAGGGCGGTCTTCTATTACATTTCCACCCGCGCGTAGTTTGATATCGGGTGCAGTCTGAGACGGTGTGGTGTCGTCTGGCACCGCGTCGGGTAGAAGAAAAGAAGATGCGCTGTCTACAGATGGTTCAGGCAGTGAAGGTGCCGTGGACATAGCCTCTGGCTCTGGCCCAGGATCTTCTTTAGGTGTATTACCAAGCACAGTATTGAAGCGCGCTAATTCGTCCTGTGTAGGAAACGTACCTTCGATCTCGAAGTCTAGTTCGTTTCCATCCGGACCTGTAAGGGTAATGGTTCCCATGGCAGGCGCTCCTACTGTTTAATTGTGAATGTTGTTGGGACTCCGCCAACTAAAACGGTAATCTTATTGCCGTCTACTGCCGTGATTTCCATCCCGTTATAGACGTCACCCACCTTGCGTTGGGGTACTTGGTTCGGAGGTTTAGAGATCGTTGTGGTATTGTTGTCTGGGTTAAACAGGTTGTATGATTGGCTAATAACACTGTTCTGATCGTCACCAATCAACTTCTCTAGGCGGGAAACCCCATCTTCTTCCTTAAAGAAACTAATACCTGTACGTTCCTCCCACGCCGCGGCACTGCCGCCCTCGTAATTGGTATCATATACTGTAGTCTCCATAGTTCTGAGCCTTTGGATTTTATCTCCAAAGTAGTTTCGCATAAGTGTTTTGGTTACTTCTGGGTCTGTAGAACTCAAGATTTCAGACAGACGCTCAAAGTCTTTGTTTGACATGGCGTTACCGCGCTGCCCCTCTAGGCCACCGATCTGGAAGGTTAACAGAATCATATTGGCTTCGAAGATGGCCCGCTGTCGCAACAAGGGGCTACTTATAGTCTCTAGACCTTGTCCTTTCGAGATCTGTTCTAGTCGTGACGTGTCTAGGCCTTGTCCGACGGCGTCTGCCATGGTGATTTGCTTATCACCGCCTTCTTTAAACACTTCGGTCAGTAGGTTGATACCTGTTACGACCTCGTTAATAGCGCCTACTGCACTACGCGCTGTCGCAACGACCCTGCGTGTGACTTCAGGGTTTTGATCAATAATTGTGTACGTCCGAGCCGCGAGAGGCAGAGAGGATACAAGTGTGGTGGCGTATGACTTGTATTTATTGCGCTCGGTACTGGTAGCGTTGTAGATTTTAGTATGTTCTTGCCACTCTTTTTCAGAAACTTTTTGATAGGTTACGCCGTCTTCGCTTGTCTTGCCCAGATCGTACTTTTCGCCGTCTGCATCAACATAGTCGTAGTCGGTGCCGTTAAACTTAGTACGGACATCGATCTCACCCCAAGTACCGTCTGGCTTGACTGCGACGATCTTAGTCGATTCTTCGCCTTTAACCATGGTTTCAGAGCGTGTTGCCTGAAGGTTTGCTTCGATCTGCTGATTCAGTTCTTTAATTCTTTCTTGGTCTGGATTGGCTGCGCGCTGTTCTAGATTGAGTTGTGAGTACAGTTCATTAAGGTCCGCTACCTTTGGATCGCTTGGGTTCGCGGCCTCAATCGCAGCCAACATGGACGGCATTGTACTAGCCTTCCACACAGCAAATGCTTCCTTCGCTGCCGCATCACCGCTTTGTGCCGCCTCAAATAGTTTGAAGTGGTTTGTTGCAAGGTATGTGCGTGTAAGTTTTTCGCCATCAGGGACTTCGTCGTATGCGCCTTTAAGGTTTCGGACTACTTCCACATAGCCTTGTGGCAGGGCTGCAAACGCATCTTTATCATTGGCCTCTAAGGTTGCTAGAGTTTGAAAGTTACGCAGAACCTCATCTTTTCCTGCCAAATCGCCTAGGGCTGTAAGTCCCATTGGTAAGCCCGCTTCGAATTTTGTCTCTAGTGCATTTAGTGCTGCGTCGTACCCCTCTGTGGTACTGATGCCAAAGGCCAAAATTTGCGCCCTAATAGCATTTACGTCTTCTATTTTAGACACACCAGTAAGTTCAGGTGGCTTAACCACCTCCATAGACATCAGGCGGGTGTCGTATGATAGATTTCCACTTACAGGTGGGGTAGACCGCTCCCCTGATTTCACAAGGTCATAAAGTTCTGCTTCACCGGTGCTTTCAAGATGACTAAGGAAACGATTTTTAGCATTATTAATATAGTAGTCCTGATCCACACCCAAAATAGTTGCAATTCCCTTAACGATGCGGCCACCCAAGCCCACCTCTTCGTCGTCAGCATCATCATTCGAGGTAGTCTGTGGAGTTGGGTCGTTATTACTATTGTTTGGATCAAGTTCAACTTGCCATGGCTCATGCCCCATCCGGAAGGTTAGTCCGTATGCCTCTGCGTGCTGGTGAATGCGTTCGCGGGTTGCTTCGTCAATCTGATCAAGGCGTTTTCCGTCCAATTTAAGATCGGCGGCTTCACCGGATTGGTGTTTAGATGATCCTGGGAGTGCAACAAACTTACGGATTCCAGAGGGGTCAAAGCGGCTCTCCCATTTCTGTCCGGCGGCAACCGCCCCTAGATTAGAAACATCTGTCTTCCACTCTTCAATTTCTGCGGGCTGAAACCCATACTTGCCCATGTTGTCTGCTAAGATACCCGCCTGAATGTCGGCGCTACGATACCCGCTATACACGGTCAGACGACCCGCCAAATCTTCAGGCAATTCACTCATCATAGAGTTAAGGTTCGCGGCAAATTGCTCGTTCATTCCTGAGATAGAGTCGCCTCGCTGTGCGGCACCTCCGGACAACTGAATAGCGGCCATTTCAGTATCAACAACCGTGTTGGTTACGGGCGCTCCTGTTAGGTCTGTTCCCGCACCTACGAATGCTCCACGATTGATGGCGTCACTAAAACGCTCGGCAACGTACTTAGCATCTTCGTATGTTGTTAACTCTTGTGTGATTAAAGACAGGGCGTCTTGTTTGCGGATATGCGCGGGCAAGGTTCCTGCACTATTTAGGATGCCGTTAGCCTGCGCTAGTAATTTAGCATCTTTAACTTTTTGCGCGGTATATAGGTCTTTCTCTTTATTCCAACTAGAAATGTTGCTTCGCAGCAAATCGTTCTCTAAATTATCCTTCGCAGCCATGCGTCGTTGGTATACGGGGACAAAACCATCGGCAAACCCATCGGCAAAATCATCAAAACCGCTCATTAGACAACCTCTTCTTGTTCATCGCCATAGCCAAGCATAGCGTTTTGTTCGTCGTCACTTGCTGGGGCTAGAGGAACGGATTCATCCATCAGGCCACTCTCTTCGGTAGGGTTTTCCTCGGAGTTTTCTTCGGAAGGGTCGTCGGGCATGATGTCGTCGTCTTCCATAGCCAGTTTAAGCATGACAGGGGACATACGTTTGAAGTCCTCTTCGACGCCCATGACGTAATCCAAACCGGCATCCTCTGCTAGGATTTGCAGCAATCGCGCTAAAGGTCCGGCTGCAAGTATAGCCACATCAATTTGAAATTTTCCCCTACCGATATTCGATAGCATCGCATAAGAAATAAGTGAGGTAATTGTGAAACCTGAATCAACAAACGTCATTAGTCCGTTCAGGGTTTTTGGCTCCATGATCTTTCCGATCATGTAATCAACAACGTCATCATACTCTACCAGATCAGGGGGACGGTGCCAAGGGTAGTTTTTAGGGTCACTAGTTAGGTTTTCACCCGCAATTGGGGCATCAAACATTTGCGCAGCATCACTTTTCATCTTTAGTCTCCCGAGATTTTGTTGATGCCAACTCTTTTTCAAAGTTGTCAAAATACTCTTGTGTGTACTTGAGACCGTCTTCTTTGAGTCCGGCTAAATTATCTGGGGTTTTGCCCGACAGAAATGCTTCTACTGACTTGGCTATTGCATCTTCAAATTTCATTATACGATCATCCCGTAGTTAACCCGAAGGTATCCATCCGACCCCATATTCACCGCCGCTGGAACGACGTTCTGTACTTCTTGAGCAATAACGCCGAACGCAGGTTGGTCTCCCACAATGCGCCTGCCTTCATCAGTCCAATCCCAGCGGTAAACGCTGATACCGTTTTTCAAAGTCCCAAATTTTACTACGTTTTCTTTGAGGCGTTCGTCAGAAAAGCCCACCAGCCAAGATACTCCTGAAGCAATGGCCTGCGCCCCTGCTTCTGTTCCGGCCGCGGCCCCAAGTATTTTGCCTATGGAACCTAGCAATCCACCACTCTTAGGGCGCTGCAATTGGGCTATAGCAATTTTGTTCTCGCGCTCTAGTGCACTTTCTCCAGATTTCCATGAGTAGTCTAGGATGGCGTCGGCCCTATCCCAGAGTTGATTCATAGACTCCGTAGTAATATCAAACAGGTTTTTTACATCAAGGGCGGCGGCCTCAAAGGCCATCTCAGTCTCTTTCATTGTAACATCTTGACGCCACTTTGTATTGGCTAAATCAATGTTATATTGCATGCTGCGGTAATACTGTTCACGGTTGTTTTCTAGTGTGGAGTTAAACTCCGAATTGTCGTTAATTTCACCAGAATTAAACTTCGCCATTCCGTTCATCTGTTCGACATTAAACTTAGAAATAGATGCGCCAAGTTCATCATAAAATTTAGTGAATTCATTAGCCGCCTCTGCCCCAAATGCACGGGCTACGTTTTCAGACTTAGCATCTTCGAGAATAGACTGTACGCGGGCTTGGGTGTTGACCACAGACATTTGCTGTTCGTTAGTCAGGTTAGCCATATCCATTTGCATAAAGTTCTGAGAATTCTGTATTGCAGTCTGCATGCGGGAATCTAAATTCATCTGATCCATTTTAGACAAAACGTTCGCCCGATTGATGGTCGCTTGCTGCCTGTTATCTAGATTTTTAGCCGTCATGGTCTGAAAGAATTGCGCTTCTTGCTGTGCAATAGGCAGCGTGGCTTCCATGATCGCGGTAGACATGGCGGCGGTGGCCGCTGTCCCTGTCATTCCCTTAAAGGCGGTGATGCGCGCAACATTTCGCGCCGTGCCTTGCGCCCACGACGGTATTTTTGGCTCTCCATTCGGCCCTTCGAATTGGCCGGAAATAATGTCTAATTGACCGAGGACTGTCGCTTTAGTGTCTGTGTAGTTCCCAGCGCCCAACTCTTGGGCCAGTAATTTACCTGCAACAGTAGACGTGTCGATCATTGAGGAAATGTTTTGGTTGGCAAATTGAGACAAAGCCTCGCCAGTATAGTTTTTAGTGCCGTCTGCATTTACGCCGGTAGCAGTACCCTGCATGTCAAACTGTTCTGCTTCGACTATGGCCTCTTGAGATACTTCACCTGTTGCGCCCGTACCCTGCGCTGCCTCTACATTCTCCACAGAGGTAGCCGCGTCATACGTCTGAGCGCCTTGGTTCTCCGGTATACTGTCCATAGTGGTTGTTGCTGCGGTTGACACATCAACATTAAGACCATCTGACTGCATTTGATACTGGTCAGCCGAGGCGTCCATAAGACCGTTTTGAGGGTCAATGACGGGAACGCTTCCTGATAGAGTAAGTTCGGGCGTCAAGAACGATGCAGGATCATTTACGATACCTTCAGCGGACTCCAGGCCAGCATTATTATTATTGTTTATGCTGCCTGCGCCGGCGGCTACCGCAAGGGCATTCCCTACTACTCCAGAACCACCCGACCCCTCTGGGATTGCGTCGTTAGCCATATCCTGAAATTGTTGGGTTCCCTCATTAGCAGTAACACCGCCGGTTGTTATCTGGGTGTTAGAAACTGGTGCGGCATTTGTGCTTCCAGTATTTGCCGTGACCTGAGTAATGCCGTTAGCCATTCCGTTTATCCCGTTCTATGTTACATGCTCGAATAGTGTCTCTAAGTTCTGAATAGTCAGAAACTACACGCTCTAAGGCAGAACCCTCGTTTGGTAGAGACATGACCTCTTCGGCTAGTTTTTTATTAAATTCTTGTGAATAACTTGTTAGTGGCGGACAGTATACTTCTAGGTCTGTCTTATAGACCGGTCCCGCGCAGCCGCTTAACAATATCGTCACGGCTAGAAGTTTTACCGGCCCGTGCATCATGTTTGTGTTGCTCCATAGACTTGTAGAATTCAGCGCGATCGGCTTCCAACTCTAAGGCGTCTTCTAGGGCATCAGACCTTTGGATCTGCTTTTGGTCCCGACGCCCTAAAACGTAAATAATGGGAAGTAATACGGCTAGTGAGCCAATTATGTAGGTTTTAAGTTTTCCTGTAAGGAAACCGAACATTACCGTTCACCCTCGGAGTGATCTTTAAATCTTGCATAGCCTGCGAGACAAATGCCGGCCAAGGCTACTACTAAGAAAATGACTTTTAGGTTTTCGCTGTAAGAGACTAAACCTTGTAACTGACCTGAGATTTCATTGGCTACAGTGGCTGCGCCTGCCACCCCCACACCGGCCATAGTCTTACTTTTTTTAAGGGACTTTGGCGCGGCTTGCTCTACCTTCTGAGGGGGTAAATCCCCACCATTCGACGGTAAGTCAGCATCCATACTAAATAGTGCGGCTTCCGCAGTACGGCGGCGGGTAAGCCCTCGAACTACTTGTAGTACACCTGATACGCGGGCTTTGTTCCAGCGCATAATCTGTTCAGGTACTTCATGGTATAAACCACGATTCAGGCGTTTTAACAAGGTGCTAGACTGAAAGTTAGGGCCACCTATGTTGAAAATTAGTGACACTAGACCGTCGTACTGGTTCTGGGTAAGAGGCACTTCGACGTTGCGCTTAACTACCGCTTCGCACCATTGTAGGTCTTCACGAAGTTTTTGTTCAGCCTCTTCTACAGTAATACGCTGCCCAGATCGGACGCCCTTGCAACTACCATACCCGATAGTCCAGCGGCCGGCCACGCACCGATATGAGTGTATCATGCCGTCTTCTCCAACCTTATGAAGGCCTTCGAATGACTTAATTAAGTTAATGCCTGTCTGTGATGTAGACTTAGGATGCATAAAAATTCCTTCCGAGTGACCCCCCCGAAAGATTACTGATCAAATGTCATAGTGTACGGTGACATCATCCCATTACCGCCGCGCTGTGCTGGTGACAGACGACCCATATTATAATTAGATCCCGCGCGGAAACGGCTTGACTGATCAAACATAGCCATCATTCTATTAATGTTGAGGCTGTCCTGCATGATGCGCCGACCAGATTGATCAAATGCCGCCATCAAAAGGTTACCCTGTTGATCAATAGCGCGGGCCATAGTGTTTCCATTGTCGTCCATTTGTGACGTAAGAAGACGGCCTTGGCTATCAAATGAGTTTGCAAGTTTTGTATACTGGTCGCGCATCCGAGCATCCATCTGACCGCCCTGTGTAGAAATCAGGTTACGAATGGAGTCTAGTTTGTCTGCGAACATGCCGCCATTGTTGTACGAGTCTGTTGACTGTGTATTAGCGCCGGTTGCTACTTCTTTAGCAATTCTCGCATAGTCAATTTCTACGTTGCCACTCTGTTGTTGCTGCGCGTTTGCAACGCTTGTTGCAGCCTGTGCAGTATTTTGTACTGTATCTTTTACACCGGATACTGCGGAAGATAGACCGCTTTGTCCCGAACGTACAGCATCAAACCCGCCTACAACTTGATCGCCTAGATCGCCTACCGCACCGGCCATCTGTCCAGAATAGTCCCCAAAGTCCTCACGGAATTCGGAAAGTCCGGTTTGCATGCCGGCTTGTTGTTCAATCATTTGGGCTTGGCCTTGGGCCAATTGCTCATAATATAATGCGCCAGCGTTTCCGTACTGATTAATTAGGTCTGTCATTGAGACCTGACCACTTAGTACTGCTTCCTGCAATGCGGTGCGGTCTTCTTGTGCGGCCGTGGCATTTGCTGCCATGCCTTCGTTAACACCTTCGAAACCAGTAGTAACTGTTCCTGAAAGATCATCTACTTTAGATCCAAGACCTGCGGTGTCCTGTGAGATGCCCGCCAAAGAGGCGTCCACAGTATCAAACCGACCGCCCATATTATCGAACCCGCCCTGAGTGGTTCCTTCAAGAGTACCAATTCGGTTTTCGATGCCGGATGTATCTACGGTCTGGGTAACCACACTTGTCTGCGGTATTGAAGCGATCTGGGCAGAAATATTGGACTGTCCAGTACTTAGGGCTTCCTGATTTCCAATAATAGTACCTTGGCCATCCGACAACTGTTGCTGGTTGCTAGTTATAGTACCTTGGCCAGCCTGTAGGTCAGCCCCCACGGCGGCGGCGTTATTAAACCCTGTGTCTATACTTCCTGCAATACTTTGCTGATTGGAAGTAATAGTGTCGTACTGTTGGTCGCCTAACCCCGTTTGTACGGTAGTTGATTTTTTCTTACTCATTTTACATCCTGCCTTTATGGATTTTATCTGTGGTGTCTTTATTAACTCGGAGCCAGTGTACTTTTTGGGGTCCGTATAGTTTCTGGCAATGGTCGCTCATCTGCTTCCAAACAGGCCTAAGATGACCAAAGGGTGCCAGCATCCATATGCCCCACAACTGGTCCCCACTTTCCCTAGAGTAGTCTTCCAATGAGGGATTAAATTCCCCACGCTTAAAGGCTTCGGCCTCTTCGTCGGTGAACCAACACCACGTTGTTAATCCTGCGGGGGTTTTAAGGCCATTGGCCTTTTCCGCATAGTATAGAACAGCATGTCCCGTAGTAAGCGGATTGACGTAGTCGGCACAAAATTCTGATACAGATACTTCGTTTGAGAATTCAGTATGAGAAAAGAGGTATAAGCCGTCTAGCACTTCTTGAGGGGAGATTGGCATGACGATTTCCTTAGTTACATGACTAATTATAGCCCATAATTAAGGTAGTCTTCAAGGTGTCTTGCCACTCCCCCACAAGTATTTACGGAGCCGTAGGCCAATCGTTTTCGTCTACCATAGGCCATTCTGTGTGATCTGGCATGTCGCGCAGAGCGGTTCGATAGGTAGCCCATGCGGCTTTTGCGGTATCGCTCAGTGGCGTGTCAACTACCTGTGTCCAATCGGAATCCAGTAGGAGTTGATCCCGTAACCTACGGTTGCGCTGTGCAGCGGCTGGGATAGCCATCGCAGCGATTTCTGCGTCACGATCCTCTGCTGTCATAGGCACGATATCGCCATCTGAATTCTCCATAAACCGCATAATGTCTACAGGCTCTTCACCAGAGTCATACACAACTTGTCCAGTGGCTAGTTCTTCTGGGGCTTCATCGATATTTTTAACGGACTGAGATTTTTGATCGTCACCCATTGTAATCAAGTATAACATTTTATTCTCCTAATTATTTTTAAGCGGGGGTTCTGTCACCAAATATTTCGCCGCATTTATTGTAAAAACGAAAGAAACTCTCGTTTTGGTTGTAATTTTCATTAACAAACTCTGGAATTCTGGCTTGCTCATATACCTGAGACATCTGTAAGTCACAGACCAACTGACCTGTACCATCAAAAATAGTATGCAAATGACTGAAATAACATGAGTTCCTATGCTGTGTATGGTAGGAGAAGGCATCCCAATAAGAAAGGGTATTAGTGTGCATAAGAGCGACAGTTTTATTTGCGGGAAAAGTTACAGAAGCGCTGTCGTGGGTGTGATTGCCGCCGCCGCTTGAGGTGTTCCACCTAACATCCCAATTACTATTCTGTCGTGTGGCTTGTGAGTAGTTAATATGGTTTGGAGTGTACGCGATCAGGGTGCCACCCTCGTACCCATTTTGCCAGTAATTTGTGTAGTAGAAATGCACATTCTTTGTGATATCTGACGCAGTTGTGTTACGCACAAACATCATGTTGGTACAGTGGGGCGAATAGTCATTAGAATTACGCCCTGACGACAACTGCATGTGCATAGGACCGACAGTCCCTCTAGTTGCGTAGTGGGTACGACATGACTTAGTAAAGTTTCCGTTTTCCCTACCGTGACCGCCAAAACTATGGAATCCCATGCCATTTGGTATGCGCCACTTACTTTCTGTGGTTCTCCAATCACTGTCATAGGCGTGCCAACCTTGTCCCGAAGAGGGGTGGTTGGTGTTCCAATCATAAGACTGATGGTAGTATCTGTCCTGTATTCCGCTAATGGAAACGATGGTCTGAGAGGCTTCAGTCTCAGTAGGCATTTCTGTAGGATAAATACCAGGAGAACTTGTAGCATCACCCGTTGGAGCGCCTCCACTTTTCATTTTTTGTATTTCGTTGAGTATATAGAGGTCCATTATTCATTATCTCCAAATGCTTCACCCAAAGACTTCCAAAATGTAATTAAGTCCTGATTACCACTGTCAGAGCCAGTATAATTTGGTTGGCGATTACATAAGTAATGCTGGGTTGCTTTTAAGTCTATTTCCAGACCGCTATCCAACGTATCGTTAGTCCTATGAAAGGAGTTAGTTTCCCAAATAAGATACCCATTATTTGTGTTGGTGTAGTACATAAAGTTGGTACAAAGAGCAAAGGCTCTAGTTTGGCCTGGAGTCAGGGTAATTTGTACATCGCTCTGACCGTGCCAATTATCTGAGGTGTAACTCCAAATTGTGCTATGAGCGACCCCTGACACATTTGAGTACGCAGTATTGTTTGGGGTGTATTCAATTAAACAACTGCCATCATGTGAGTGAGTATAGCGGGTACTATGTTGCCAGTACAGATTGGCAGATACGTTGCTATCAGTAGGATTTCGTAAGAAAAGAAGCCTAGTACCAAAAGAACCGTAGTTATCGTGCCAACGGCCTATGTGCTGCATTTGGTTTATGCCGCAGTGATGGCGTAATGACCCCTGCAATTTCTGAGATGTGTTGTGCCGAGAGCGACCACCATGCGTGTGGTTGTAGATCTTGTCATCACGAGACCTATCCATTTCTTCACGACCTGCGAAGAAGATTGCCCTTCGGTCGCTAGCGCCATACTGGGCGGCTGTAGAGAAACTACCCTGTGCGTTACTACTCGCCCACTCCTGCCCGTCATATGCGTACCTAGTATTGGTGGAATACACGGTATAGAAAGGCTTCTTCCTTACATGATAGTTGTTGGTAGAAGGGTTTTTAGGGGAAATTAAGTATCCCCCAGCCACCCCGCCGCCGCCGCCTGAATTGCCATCCTTTAACTTAGACAGTTTGTTTAGTAAAAATAGGTCCGTATCCATTAAACTGTCTCCTTATCAAGTTTCGGGATATTCATAGGCGCACATCGTATACAGATGTTTAACCCGATTAGAGT